AGTCGTGACGATCTCGACTAGCTCGCCCTCGTACCATCTGCGATAGCCGAGCCTGACGTCGCCAAACTGGACGAGCGTGTCAGCCGGGAAGCAGTTGATGGTATCCTCTGGCGGCGCCATGCCATCGCCGGGAAAGCGCAAATAGTTGCCCTCTCCGCTGATGAAGAAGTCGCCCATTTTCTGCTTCTGCCCTTCCATGAGGACATGACTGTCGCGCACGCGGAAATCTCTTGCTGTTCTCCAAATGAATGCAACCGAATCCTTCTGCACGAGGCCTTGATCGACGGCCTGGTTCATCGCTTGTTGCTGGCTTTCATGCAGCGACGTGAGCATCTCGGTCCTTGCGATCGTCTCTCCGCGATAACGCAAAGCGCGGTTCGTGTAGGTGTTGACCATGCTTTGAATCTGATCGGCGCTCAGAGGTTCGCCGCCCTCGCTTGCGCTCACTACCGACGGGTCGAATCGTCTGTCGCGCAGTTGATAGGTCAGCGCCTGCGCCGGGTTGTCCGACATCAATGCTCCGGCATAATTCGAGACCCATTGCTCCTGGCTCGATGTGAGGCCGATCATCCCGCCTTCCCGAACGCCCGAAGGCCCGACCCTGCCGACGAGATCGAGCGCAGCAGTGCGCGGGTTAGTTCCAGCCGTCATCGCGCGGACGAGGTTCTGCCTGATCATGGCCTCTTGGTCTTTGATAATCTCGGTGACGAGCGTGGATGACTTCTGCGCCAGCCATTGCTCGGCTGCCGGGTTGCGCACGTTGAACTGGAACACCACGCGCAGCCCGCCCGGTGCTCCCAGAAGCGGGAAGCCCGAGGCCGTTGCGTTGCCGCCAGCCTCGAACGCTGCCGCGAGCGTCTGATCGAGCGGGCGGAAGTTGACAGGGTTGAGGTCGATCGCGCGCAGCGCCCAGTCGATGTCACCGGCGGCAATAGCCTTGCGCAATTGCTCGATCTGCGCGAGCTGGCGCACGTTCAGAATCGCCTGGAAGAACGCCTGCCGCATCCTCGGCGTCCAGTAGTCAAGCAATCTGTCGAACCGTATGCGCGCCATCGATCAATCCTTGGCCTGGCATTCCCAGATCGCGTTCGCCGGGTCTGCCGTCACCGCCGGCCCGGCATCGCTCTGAGGGACGATCGAATAGGGGCCGCCCTGACTCGTGATCGTGATCCTATCGCCCGGTTGAGGCGTCACCGAGAGCGAGAGCTGGAGGATCGTGATCTTGACCGTCGCTCCATTCACCATCGGCGGCGTTCTGCCCGCCGCAAAATATTCCCTGATCGCCTTGCAGGTATAGCTCGATTGCGTCGGCGCGCCCGGATCGTATGCATCGCCTGCGCCCGCGACATCGCGCACGAGCGTGGCGTCGAGGAACAGCCCTTTCATGCCGTTGTAGATCGACGTTCGTATGGTGCTTTCGAGCGGCGATGCCATTAGGACCTCACAGCAGAAGCAAACATGGGTGACGTCGAGACAGTCCCGCCGATGATCTTGGACATGATGCCGTCGATGATCGTGTAGTCGGTTTGGTTGTTGTTTCCGCCGTATTCGATCTCGACGCTGCCCGCCTTCATGCGCCGAATAAAACCGCCGCGCTCCAGGTCCGGGGTCATGCTGCCGGGGTCGGTCAGCTCGCGGATCGCCGCCTCGCACGTCGCCTGCACAATCTCGTCCGGCACGGATGTCGAGTCGATCAAGATGTCTTCATAGTCATAGGCGGCAAGCCGCGGCCATTCGAGCGCCTGGTCGCGGCCCTGCACACGATAGCCGGGGAAGCTCATGCGATAGCCGCCATCGATGGCAGCGGTGGCGCGCACCAGTGCCGCCTCGATCGTATCGTCGTCCGTACTCGCAAGCGTGATCGCGCGATCCTCGGCGTAGGTCGTCAGGTCGTCGCCCGAGACATAGGAATTCGCATTCGACAACCCGGTGCCGTCTTCAACGACGATGGTCATGGCCTTGGTCCTCGATTCCCGTTTTCACCTTTTACTCTCATTCCCGGTCCGACGAAATGAGCCGCGGCTCTCCGGCCTCCACCGAGATCATCCGATCGAGCGGGATGGTCGACGATTCTCCCACGGCGCTCAGATCGCCCGCCCCGCTTGCGGCTAGGACTGCCTCGCTGATCGCCGAACCGACCGCGATCAATGTCCCAACGCCAGCCGCACTCAACGCGCCTTCGCTTCCTTGCGCGATGGCAGTTAACGTCCCCACGCCCGAGGCGGTCAGTACGCCCTCGGCGGTCGATTCGCCGACTGCCGCCAAGGCCCCGATGCCAGCCGCCGAGAGGATCGATCCGCCCTCGGCAATGGCCGTGAGCATCCCCGTTCCGCTCGCTGCGAGCGCGGCTTCCGCCGTTGATGCCCCCGAAGCGGCCAGCGATCCGGTGCCGCCCGCCGTGGCGACGGCGGAGGCGGTGCTCGCCCCCGTCGCGTTGAGAGCGCCGACGCCCGATGCCGAGAGGTCGCCGCCCATCACGGTTGCGCCGACGAAGTTCCCGGCCCCTATGCCCGACGAGAGGCCGATGGCGTCGAAGAACGACATTCCCACGGCTGCGAACGAACCGGTGCCGGAAGCATTAAGGACGGCCTCGATGACCGTTGCCTCGGCCACCGCGTTGAGCGCCCCTGTTCCCGCGAAGGTGCCGACCGCCTCGGCTATTGATGCTCCCGTGAATGCCGCGCTGCCTGTACCGGCAGCCGAGCAAGCGCCCGAGCCGATGGCCTCGCCGACGAGATTGGCCGCACCGGTGCCAGAGGCATCGAGCACGGCGCTGACGATGCCCTCGCCGACTGCTGTGAGCGCGCCCGTCCCCGATGCCGATAGATCGCCTGCGCCCGTCGCCGCGCCCGTGAAGTTCGCAGCACCCGTGCCGCCTGCACTCCCTGCGCCTGCCCCGGTCGCAGCACCCGTAGCTGACAACGCGCCGGTGCCGCCAGCCGACAAGACTCCGTCCGTGGTGCCGCTGACCGTGACCGTTTGCGTCGACGAAAAGACGTCATAGGACCCGCCGCTCGTCGACGCGCCCGCCATGCGAATCGTATAGGAGCCGGTCGCATCGCAAGTGACGGTGATAGAGTTCTGCGTCTGGCTGTTGGAATTGATGATCGGGTTCGTGCCCGATGTGATCAATCCGGTGCCGGATGCCGCGATGGTGACGTAGCCGCCGCCATTGTCGACCTCGAATTTCCAGTCATATCGCTGAACGCCCCCGGAGCCGGTGAAGCTCGGCGTCCCTGCAAAGCTGAATGTATCGCTTACCGCCGCGCTGACCGGAGCAGCAGGCGAGTCAAACGATATGCTGCTGAGAACCTTCGCCACCCTGCCGGTCCTTCGTCCCTAGTCGATCAACGCTGCCGCGCGCTCTCGCGCATGGCGTCTTCGATCATGTCGCGCAACATGGTCTTGGCCTTGCTGCGCGCCTCCATCATCCTCGCCTTCACGAATGACGGCTCCTTGTCGCCGTTCGCATAGCAATCCATCACTACGTCCTCCATCGCGCGCCTGATCAACAAACTCGCGGGCCGCAAGGTTGATGCGCTCGGCGTGACGGAGATCGCGACGGCATCAACGATCACGGGATGGATTCGTTCCGCCTTCGGCTTGAGCAGATCCGGCAGTTGCGACGGAAGCCCTCGATCGCAAAGCCAGCGATGCGAATAGGCTCGCGCCTTGAACGGCATCGAGTCCATCTGCGTGCGCGCCATGTGGATCGCTGCCAACGTTTTCTCATCCGACTCCGGCTGCGGCATGTTGGGCGCAACGTGCGCCCATAGCTTACGGGCCTGCGCCACGTCGCAGTCGAGCAGGCAACGCCGCATCTCCGCCGCGTGGGCCATCAGTCGAGCGTGAACGCGGTCGCCGTGGTCAGGCGCGGCGTCACCCCATTGCCCGTGACGATGTTCGGCGTCACCGTCCCGCTAAGCAGGATCGCCTGCGCGCCGGTCGGCGGCGATGCGTTCGACTTGGCGGCAGCGGCATAGCTTGCCGTCCCCGATCCGCCGGTGCCAGCCGGGAAGTCGATGCTCGCGGCAGGGCTGACCGAGCCGCCCGAGGCGGCGTTGAAGCCAGTCGAGCGCGCGACGTTGACGCGGGTGTAGGACGTATAGGTGACTTCGCTGCTCGATGCGTCGCCGGAATCGGTCGGGTCGGCGGTATGCAGCGACATGCCGATGTTGGTCTGCGGCGAAGTCGCGGCGTTGTCGGCGTAATTGCTCCAAGCGGTTGCGCTGAAGATCAGGTCGAGAATGGCATTCTCGGTGACGTCTGCGATGCTCATGTGGGCTTCTCCTTGTGAGCGTTACTTGTCCTTGACCTTGAGCTTCACGCTCTGGTCCATCTGCCTCCCTCCGGCAGTCGTGATGTGGTTTGTGAGAATATATGTCTCGCCCGCCGTTCCGCCGGAGAGCCAGATCGTCGTCGTGGTGGTGGTAAACGAGTCCGAATCCTTGGTGATGCCAGCGGGCACGGTCCACGCCGATGCCGTGACCGTGTCAGAATCCGATAGCAAAGGGCCGGGCGATTCCGCTGTTCCATACCAATCGATGAGGTAGTCGAGAACATCGTCCGGGTCTTTCACAGGCCATGATTTCATCGTGCAATCTCCCGGTCCGTCGCGTCGGAAATGATCTCGCGGTCGCTCGCGCTTACGTTGACTAGCCGCCGGCCTGGCGGGCCGGTGATCGCCTTGCCCGAGAAGTCACCTGCGCGTCGCGCTCCATAACCATCGAGGGATAGGCGGGTGATTGGCATCACGTCACCGAGAATGTGTCGCCGGAGACCGGCGCGGTGGTCAGGGCAGTTACGGTCAATTGCGGCGTCGGTGAATTACTGCTGGCAGTGATGTCCGTCGCTTGCCCGCGCAGGACTGCTGTCGTCGTATCATAGTCGAATGTGACGATCCGACCTTTGAATTGATCCTCGACCGCGCCCGCGGGTGAGAAGGCGTTGGTCACGATGTTGGTCGTGGTCGAGGCTGCCCCCACTGTCCCGCGCGCTACTGCGCCCGTCGTTTTTGCGAGGTTTGCCGCCGAGGTCGCGTCGCCATTAATCGTGAGCACGTTGGAATCGACCTGACCTGCAACGGTGAAGGCGAGCTGATCCGTCTGCACCTGGATGGCATCATCCACCGCTTTCACGGCAGCGATGTCAGCGGATACCGAAGCGCCGGCAGGGCTGCCAAGCGTAGTTCCGATTGATGCAATTCCGGCATTGTCAGGCGCAGTATAAGACGCGCTTGCGAGCCTCGTGCTGACGGCGGCGTCGAGGTTCGCGGCTGTTAATCCGGTCACCGAACCAACCGAACCGACGACATTGCCGCCGACATTCCCGGTAACGCTCGCCACGGCACCGCCCGCAAAGGTCGATCGTGTCGAGACTGCTGCGTCGAGATTCGCCAGCCTCGTGTCACCAAGCGCCGTCAAGCCAGCGCCCGCCGTTCCGACGTTGCTGTTGATCGTCGAGATGGTCGAGTTGTCCGGTGCCGTATAACCGGCAGTTGCGAGACGAGACGAGACGGTCGCGTCGATGTTGTCGCCGATAATCTTGCCTGCTGTGCCTGCGCCATACGCGCCGGGCAACGCCGTATTCCATGGGTCGCCCGCCGAACCCGCAGCATTGAGCGCCGCGCCGGTCGTGCCTGCGGTGAGATGGCCGCTCAAGACCTCATCCCATATCGCGTCGGCATTTTCTGCCGTCGTCGGCGGGGTGGTATAACTCGCGGACGCCAAACGGCTCGATATAGTCGCATCGAGATTGGCGACGCGCGTGTCGCCCAACGCCGTCAACCCCGCACCTGCTGCCCCGATCCGCGCGAAGGAATCGCCGGTCTGATTCACGCTCTGCGCCGTCAGAACCGGCGCGGCAACATCAAATAGATTCTTGAACGCTGCCGCGATCTGGCCGGCTGTTTCTGTCAAGGCCGTGCCGAGGATTTGGGCGAGGTTCGACTTGACCACGCCACTTGCGAAATCGAGTTGCCCTGTTCCAGTTCCGCTCGACAATAGAACGCTTGCGCCGACGTCGCGTGCCGTCTGCGACGTTCCATTGATCTTGAGAACGTCGACGCGACCAGAAGCATCGACGGAAAGCGGCAAACCGCCACTCGCGCCAGCCGCAGCATTCGGCAAAGCTGTCAGCCCAAATCTTACGGAATCGGTCGGGTCGGCTGCTGTTGTCAAAAAAGTGAATGAAACAGTAATGGCGCCCGTTGCATAAAAGAACAATCCAATATTGTCCCCATTCGTGTCAGCTTGGCTCATTGCATATTTATAACGTCCAGTCGTGACATCCGGCGATGTGATATAATCTTCCGAGACGGTTCCGCCGCCGCTTGCCCATGTTCCATCGATGCAACGGCGCACCGAGACGGATGCGCCGCCGACTGCCGACCCGTCTGTCGCGCTGACGAGATTAAAATAGATGTATTGGCCGGCAGTGTTCTTGCGGTACATTTAGAAAACCCCCGCGCCTATCAGTTGGTTGTGTTTAGTGGCCCACGCGGCCTGGAAACTAGATAACGGGCTAATTGTTGCCGCCAACAATGGCGTTGCATTTGAATCGGCGGTAAATGTCACGGAGCTTCCGGTTGCATCCCCGAAATAATAGGCCCGGTTGCGTGATTGAAATTGCGGCGAAGCCGACGCGCAATACATTCCCAACACATAGGTTCCGGTCGTCGGTATGTCATACGGGGATGCAAGCGTATGATGCTCCCACCCCGTTCCGCCGTGTGAAAAGCTTTCATCCACAACAACATCCAAATTTGTCGCGGAATTTTTCTTTAATAGTTTTACCTTATAGGTTAGGGCCGTTCCAGAATAAATCCCGATCGCTGTTAGCGAGGCACCATTTAATTCCATGTCATAGTCGGTAACGGTATAACCAGCAGTCCCGTTCGTGGTAGTTCCGGTATCGTAATTTTTTTCAATTGTAGAGGTTGAAATTGATGAAAGAGTGAACCGCATTGCCGGCGCGGAATTGGTATCTTCTGTATAACCGCTTGAACTTCCGGTCTGGTCCCCTAGTTGGTAGGCGCGATATTGATGCCCGGCATTGCCGGAATAGTTTGTGATGTTGGTGGAAAAATACGCCCCTAAAACATAATTCCCGGAAGATGGGACTACATATGGCGTTCCAAGCGTTTTACTTTCCCATCCAGTACCACCGTGAGAATAAGCAGCTTCATCATGGGTTACGGTGTAATTCCCCGCCGAATTGCGAAGTGCGACCTTGAATTTAATTGATGCTGCGGTGCCGGAATAGACGCCGATGGAATTAATTGTTGCGTTATTTGGTAAATAATTGCCCCTTGTAAACCCGGTATATCCGCCATAGCCGGCGGCGGTCGTAGTTGGGATAGGGTATGAGTTGATTAGGTACATTGTCTTTTAATTCACCTAGCGCGTTGATTTCGTTTTCGACGCGGTGGTTCGACGAACGTCAGCGGCGGCGCGAGCAAGGTTTCCGTCTCGTCTGTTGTTTTGACGATTGGTAGTGGCTCTTGTGGGTGTCTCGTTTCAGTTATTTCCTCGCAGATGTCAGGGTACAATTCGCGCAGTTTCGCGCGGTAGTGCTTAGGCACGTCCGGCATGATGATGACGCGACCGGGCTTTCGGTCAAACGCCATCAAGCCAGAGACCTCACGCAATTGCGGCGAGTGTTCAGGCGTTCGCATCTTCTCCGCGAGCGCGAGCGCGGGAGCGGATTCGCTTGAATAGAAGATGAGCGTGTTCGGCTCGGCCACCTCTGACACCCCGCTGCGCCGGTTGGGTGCGGGCGGCATTCGCGCCGCCCGCGATCCTGACGGGTCTTAGAGTGTCATGCCGCAAATACCAGCGCGGTTCTTGACGCTGGTGAATGCGGTGTCCCAGTTGGTGCCGGTGACGATTGCCGCGTCGGACGGGTTGGCGCCCGTCGCGGTGTGATACTTGAAGCCTCCGACTCCGAGGTTATACGCGTATTCGCCTTGGATTCTGACGGACAAATTCTCGTTGCCTGTTACGTCCTGAACAACGACATCCTGCTCTTCCGAGTTCTCGATCTGCACCGCGTTCGCCGTTAGGCCGAGCGTGAAATAGTTGTTTACGTCCGGGCTGGCGAGTTGCGTGACGAGCGCGCTGGAGTCGGTGACGATCACCGGACGATTGCACGTCACCGGCATGGCCGTCTGCACGTTGAGATTCGCCACGTTGGTGATGTTCGCCCCGATCTGCTCCTTGACAAGATCGTAGTAGGGCTTCGAGTGCATGACCCAGCAAACGATTTTGCTGGCCGCGTCGCCCATCATGTTGAGCATCCCGATCAGGTCGTTCGTCGTGATCGTGCCGAGCGATCCCGCCGTGTAGTAAGACGCGCTCTGTTGCTTGAGCGCGGCCCGCACGGCGGCAAGGCCGGTGTTGAGCATCTCCAGTTTCATCGCGTCAGCGTATTGCTCGCCGACCAGACCGGAGAACTCGGTCTGCGTGAAGCGCCCCATCATCTTGCGAAACGCATCGCGAGTCTGGGTGATCGGCACCAGCTTGCGGCTGAGTTTCACGGTGATGATCTCGTCCTGCGTCATCGGCGTGTCGCTCTGCGATGAAGCAGAAGTCGGATCGCGCCGGGCGGCCAGTGCGGCCCCCATGTTGACGAAGAATGAGTTGTACGAGTAGTTGCCGGGGATCGACCGCGTTGTCAGGTTGATCGCGCCGCGGGATGCCTCGTTGAAGGCGTTTCCGTTCTGCGCGAGCAACTCATTGATGCGAGTGCGGACATACTCGTCGTATATTTTGAAATTGGAGATGTTTCCAATTCCGTCACCGATAGCCATTTGCGTAACCTTTCAAGGTTGCGCGCAGGTCATCCAAGGGGCAAGGCGTTGTAGGCTTCCAGCCCGTGTGCGTCGACCCAGTCGGCGCGCTGCCGTTCCGTCTTGAAATCCTTGCGCGATCTGATTCCGTTGAGTGGGCTCGCGCCCGGTTTTGTCGGCTGCATCCCGCTGCCCGAATTTCCAGTACCCTCGAATGCCCGGCCATAGGCATCCGACTTGCGCATCTCCTGCACCAGATCGGAGATCGTCATCGGGTCGCCCTTGGAGTTGCCAATGCGAACCGTGCCATCCTTGTCAATGACCTCGACGATGTGCCTGCCGTCTTCGAGTCGCCTCACGCGCGTTTGGCGTTGAACGTGAGGCAGTAGCAGATCGACCGACCGAACCTTTCGCTTCCGCTAAGGCGGCGGTCGCAGCATTGTCGATCAGCAGAGACTGGAACGAGGCTTGGAGCGATTGGTTCTCGCCCTTCAGCGCTTCGAGTTCCTTCATGTGCTTCTCGACTATCTGGCCCGTTGCTGCCTTGACCCGTTGCTCGACGATCTTGTCGGCCTCCTTGTGAGGATCGATGTTGCCGAGTTCTTCGAGCTTGAGAAGCGCGTCCCGCGCCTTCTCGGGGTCGATGTCCTTATATTTGTCGATTGTTCGCTGCAGGGCTTCCCGCCTTGAGCGTTCGGTTCCGAGCGCCTTCTTGAGCGCCGCCACGTCTTCGAGCGCGAAGTCAC